CTATCGAGACCAGCCTGAGCCAGTCGCTTCATCTGTGCGGCTTGTTCCTCAGAATAGCCCATCTGCTTGAGCTGTTCCTCGGAAAGGTCACCGGTGAGAGCCTTCAGGGTCTCGGTCATGATTTCTGCCGAGAGCCAACCTTCCTGAAGGGAGAGTCGGAAGGAGCCGTTCTTAGCGACCATGTCATCCACCGCGATGCCGTGCATCCTGGCGGTGGTCATGATCGCTTCCTGGAACTGCTTACCACCGATACCGGCGTTCTCGATAGACATCCAGTCTTGAAGCTTAACCACTCCAGAGCTCATGGCCTGAGCGAGCTGCCTAGTGGCTCCAGCTGCAGCCGTGGCATTGGCTCCAGACAGGGCCGCCATGTTTGAGAAGCCCTTGACTGCAGCAGTAGCATCCTCAAGACCAATACCCGCCACCGTGAATGTACCAATGGAGTTGGTCATCTCGGTGAAGTTGTAGATGGTCTTGTCGGCGTAGGCGTTCAGCTCATCGAGAGCCTGGTTAACCTGGGTCAGCGTGGTGCCATTTTGAGCCGTGTTGGCGAGAATAGTCTGAACCGAGTTGATCTGAGTCTCATACTCGGCGAAGCCGTCCTTCATGACGTTGAAGAACCCCGAGACGATCTGGGATCCTGCCGATAGAGCCGCACCAGCGATTCCTCCGAATGCGGCGATTCCTAGACCCTGGGAAACGGTCAGATTTCGACCGACTTCTAGAGCCTTGTTTGCGAGATCGCCGAATGTGGTGTTTCGAGCAATCTCGGAAAGTCTTGATAGTCCGCCTGTAGCGCCGCCGACATTGTTGAGCGAGTTCTTAAGCTTGTCCATGCTGGAAGCCGACTCGCTGATGGCGTTGACGAACTGCTTGTTATTGAGTTTGAGCGAGACTACCCGCTCGTCAATGGTCGCCAATTACCTAGTGACCTCCTTCCAGGCCTGTTTTGCAATCTTGTCGAAGACAGGCTTGATTGCGGGATTGATGTAGTCTCGCCCGACGACGTATCCGCCGTTTCGGGTGCCGTGTCCGTACTGAAGAATCACGGCGATGTTAACGCCCTTGTTGACGTGCGAGTTAGTCCAGTCGATTCGCCAGCTGTTACCGGTTCGCTTGACTTGATAGTTCCATGATCCGGCCGTCTGGCCCGACGAGGAGGGAGTGGCGCGACTTAACGCCTCCACCCCCTCCTTGCCGAACTGGTTCATGATCAGTGCGAGATCCAGTTTAGCCATTCGCGCCATCCAGTTTCTTGTGGGGCGCCAATCGCCCTGGCTCTCGAAAGTGATCATGTGTTTCTCCTAGACTTTCTGTGTCGGGAACAGGTCCGCTATACCGGAGACCATGCAGCCTGCAGCCCCATTAGCGATACCCTTGTCGTAGGCTTCCTTGTTCGGACAGATGTGTGCCCATACAGGCTTACCCAGGGTCAGGATCTTGTCCCAGGTTGTCTTCTGAGCATCGTAAGACATACCCAAGAAGGTCCAAGGCCCGTGCCAGCCATTTATCTGACCGCCAATGACATGGTCCTCATAGGAGTATCCCCAGCACATCCATCCGTCGTTCTTCCATTGAGTAGCCAACCACGTGGCGTCAATTGAGAACTTCCAGATTACCCGATCCTTGGCGTCCTTCGGTAGGAACCTAAGCAGATCGGACCACTGAGCAGCCGAGTACTTCGGGTCAAGGACCGTGATGTGACTCGAGCCGTATGCCTCGAAGTAGTCCTCGACCTTCATGAAGGGTTCGCCCTGGGTCTTGTACTTCTGGATGTCGGACCAGGTCATCTCCGTGACAGGAGTATCAGGGGCCGAAGGATCGACCCTCGTAAGTTTCCTGTCGTGATTTAAAAACCAGACGCCGTCTTTAGTTTTTTGACAAGAAACCTCAAGAGCTCCGGCGCCCCTCGCTACCGCGTTGGTGTAAGCCTTCATAGAGGACTCAGGCCAACTGTTGGATCCGCCTCGATGGGCGATGATGTACCCTCTGTTACGGATCATCTTGACGATGTTGTCGTATCCGAAGGGCATCTCCCTCATTGTAGCGGGAGTCTCGGACCGATCCGTCTCAAGGACTCGAACCAAACCCTTGGCTGATGGGTGGATCTCGACCGTGGGCTCAGTGTTCCCGGATTTAGGAGTGAGCTCCACTCCGGCGTAACCAGAGATCAAGTCGCCGACCACGAACTCCGGAGCCTCAGTTACCAGTGCACCACGGATCATCGACCAGGATGCGTTATCCGAGGATCCTCCGGAGCGAATTGTCGACTTGGGCCAGTTTGGTTCCTTGTTCTTGGCCGCACCGTGAGACTGGATGAATAGAAGCGTAGGCTTCGTTATCTCAGGCTTAGTCGTCGACCAAGGAATCAGTTTTGCATCTTCGACATTCCGGAGGAGAATCATCACGGCTCGTTCTCGAGCAGTGGACTGCGTCTTCCCTGTCCAGATAACATTCTGAGTATCAGAGGGATCTGCTACCCATTTTGACGCGATGTAACCGGACCTACCACCGATGTTGGGATTAGACAATCCGTTCCATCCGGCGGGAGGTTTGGCCGAAGTGTTCCCGAACTGGGACGCCACAACAAGAACCGCGAGATCTCCGACCTTCGACTCCAGCGAAAGAGGATTCCCCGCGCCGCCATTCGCCTGATCTGGATAGTTCCCTACGACGTAGATTCCGCCGAGATGCGCTCCAGGATTAACCGCTGGAGTCTTGAACACCTCGATGTTGTGGAACATCGCCGACTTGGCGTCATTTGGGATGGCGAAGTATGGTGCCCAGAATGGAACTGATCCATCGAGGAAGACATTTTCGGCTTTAACGGTCCGAGATCCGGCAAGCAACTCCACCTTCGTGACGAAGACAGAACTACTGCCGGTGTCTTTATGCTCCTCGGGGAACTTGGTGTGGAAGATGTTTACCGCGGTATCTTGAGTGGCGGTATAAGTGATCTCAAAGGTCCACTTACCGGTCCCGATAGGCTTATTGTCGATGCCCCACGGCCCTAATCCTCCACCGGGGCTAACGATAGCATCGTTAGTACCCCAGTCAACGAGTCCGGAACTGGACCACCATCGATCTTTCCATCCGAAGATGCTAGACATTTCGCCTCACGATGACGGTTCCACTCTTGGTCCCGGGCGGTACAGCCTCATCCTTGCCGAGGACAAGAACAGTAGCCCCTGTCGGACCAGTACTGGCCTTGAGTCTGTCCACCTCGAGCTTTATGTCGAGGAAACCCTTGATCCACGGAATGACGAGTTCTCTAAGCTTTTTGCCAGGAGGATTAGCATAGGGGTTTCCGACCGGCTCCCACTGGCCACCATGGTTCGGATCCTCAACGAGAACTCCGTCGGTGATATAGAGGTGGCCGATCGGTAGCTTGTCGGCCTTGGCAAATACCTCTCGATAATTTGCCTCGGTAGTGGTATGGATGACTGCCCACCAACGAGTGCTGGGGTACTCCGACATGTGTGCCGGAAGGATCGGGGTCTGCGGGTCGTCGGTCAGCCACTTCTGAGCGGTTCCCTCGAACATCATGCAGACATCGAAGTCCAGCTTGCACATCGCTTCGGAGATGTTTGCTCCGGTGTTGATAACAATCTGGAACGCCGGACCATACTCCGTACGGATGTCATTAATCAGGGTCTCATACCACTTGACGCGGTTGGCAGATGCCCCCCAACCGTTGATGACCTCGTCAAGGAACACGCCCTGGACGACGTCGCCGTACCACTGCTTAGCTCGCTTGAGGTGTTCCTTAATGTACTCGTGGGTGTACCGATCGGGATTCGGAATTCCCGCACGACCGGGATCATCATGACCAAGGCTAGCGGCGCCATACTGGGTCTTCACATAGAAGAGAATCCGCTTGGCCCCTGCACCTAATGCAAGTTCGGCCTGCTTCTTGAAGTCCTTCTCATAGGCTTCCCAGTCGCCGCTGTTACGGTTCATGATCACGAAGCCGAGTTCATCCCGGAACTTCAGCGTCTCAGCCCACTTGGAGTGCTGTCCGGGCTTACCATCCTGGTAGTAGTCCGGCCAGTAATAAGTCACCGGCGAGTAGTACCGGTCTCCATTACGGAAGGGTGTCTGGGCCTTCGCTGCAGCTGCAACTTCCGTCTTGGTACCATAGGTCCGTTGGGCGTCATCCTTGCGGAGGTAGTTCTCCAGCTGAGGAGTCACCGCATCCTGTCCAGCAGGACCACGATCCCCCGCAGGACCCCTTTCTCCGGGAGGTCCGGGAGGCCCGGGAGGCCCAGCGGGACCTTTCTGTCCAGGGTTTCCTGGAAGACCATCGTTTCCGGGAGGACCCTGCGGCCCCCTTGGACCAGGGGGTCCGGGAGTACCAGCTCCGCCTCCCCCGCCAGATACTTCGGGAACGACGATCGCCGTCGGTGTCTCATTTACCGGATCAATAGTCGCGCCCTGCACGAGACCGACGTGTTTAATTACGTCGAACTTGGGGGAGTCAATAATCAGCGTGTGGGTCCAGGATCCAGCGGGCGTAACGCCTTCACCCGGAGCCAACACCGCGACGTTGACATTGCCGCTGGTATCGGTTCGGACCGAGACTTCCCGCATGGGGACCTGTACGCCATCGACGGTTCCGAGAGCGCCCTTGACATCGGGGATCACTCGAAGAGTGGCCTGGCCGTTTTCTCCGCCAGGGATCTTACCCTTCAGATAACAGTATGGCACTGCCATTTTGACTCCTTACGGTTGCTCGGCTCGGTCGAGGTAGGAGTTGACTCGAGCGTTGGTGTCGGGCCCCCAGACCCCGTCGACCTCTGCGCCGACGGCGGCCGGCATGGCTTCGCCGGTGGCGGCGGGGGGGTCCTCAG